CCTAATGACCCTGAAGAGGATATGCTTCCAGATGATGAGATGGAAGATGAATACTTAGATTTTATTTTAGATGAAGCATTAGATAGCGAAGAAGAAGACTATCTAATGTCACAGTTACAAGGCAACGATCAACTTAGCGAAATATTCGATAAAGTTATAGACGTTGCACAAGAATTTGCTGGGTCTGGTCCTGTTGAAGGACCGGGTTCAGGAGTCTCTGACAGTATACCTGCAAGGTTATCTGATGGAGAATTTGTCTTCACTGCTAAAGCTGTAGAAGAAATCGGAGCCGACAACTTAATGGCAATGATGAAAGATGCAGAAATGCAAGCAGATGATAGACAAGGTTTAGCCAATGGTGGTGAGGCTGAAGAACGAGTAGAGTTACCTGTTGAAGAACAAAAAGAACCACAAGTTCGAGTTGTTAAAGAAACAGTAGACAATAAACGTTCTTTAGAAGATGAGGATGAAGTGTCAAAAAATATTAAACAAAATATGATGCTTGACCCAAATCAACAACACGTCAGAAGCTAAACAAACTTAACGGTAGGGCTACCTTATGTCATAAGCACCCTATCATTTTTAAACCGAAAGGCTACCTTTACATACAAGCCCTCTAGTCGACATAGAGCTACCTTGTGAACGAAGCCCCCGTAGGAGAAGAATATGACTACTGAAGTACAAGAGGAAAATGCCAATCCTTACAATATGAAAAAATCATGGCACACAGATGTTGAAGAAAACTTTGATACTGCTGATGGAGTCTTTTTTGAGAAGCCAAAAGCTAAGAAGAAAGAAGCAACACCTAGTGAACCTGTAGAACAGGTAGCTGAACAGGAGAGTCCAAAGGATGAACCTTACAAGCGACCAGACTACAAGAAACGTTACGATGACTTGAAAAAGCATTATGACTCTAAACTAAACGAATTTAAGTCTAGAGAACAAGAGTTATTAGAACAGGCTGCTGAAAACAGACCTAACTATGTAGCTCCTAAATCTCAAGAAGAACTTGAAAAGTTTAGAGAAGAGTATCCTGATGTTTACGAAGTTGTAGAAACTGTTTCTCATTTACAGTCCGAAGAGAAATCTAAAGACTTAAGAGAGAAGCTTGAAAGACTACAAGAACGTGAAACAGAGTTAGTTCGTAAAGATGCTGAAAAGCGATTGATGGATAAGCATCCTGATTTTGAAGATATTCGCAACAGCGATGATTTTCATGGTTGGGCTAAAGAGCAGCCTAAGTCTATCCAAGATTGGGTATACAACAATGCTGACGATGCTGACCTAGCTTCAAGAGCTTTAGATTTATTCAAGAAAGATATTGGTATGGATGTTGCACCGAAGAAGTCAAATTCTAAACGGTCCAAGAAATCTGCTGCTGACATGGTTTCCACTAAAACAACTAGTGTCGAACCACAGCAAGAGAAAGTTTGGACTGAAAAGGAAATTGCAAGTATGTCTATGGACCAGTTTGACCGGTATGAAGCCGAGATAAGTGAAGCCATGCAACAAGGCAGAATTGTAAAATCATAACTATTAATTTACAAACTTAGGAGAATATCAAATGGCTCAATTTTTTGAACCCGGAACTGATACCGATGCTAACTTTGCAAACTCTGTTGCAGGACAGACTAATAGTTTCTTCCTTCCTTCGATTTATTCTAAAAAGGTTTTAAACTTTTTCAGAAAGTCCTCGGTTGTCGAAGCTATTACTAACACCGATTATTCCGGTGAGATTACTGCTTATGGAGACTCTGTAAAGATTATCAAAGAACCTGTTATCTCTGTGTCAGATTACACAAGAGGTAGCGATACTACTGCAACTAAACTAACAGACCAAGAGACATCTCTTGTTGTTGATAGTGCTAAAGCTTTCAAATTCATCGTAGATGATATTGAGACTAAAATGTCACACGTCAACTTCAAAGAGGTTGCTTCTTCTGCTGCTGCATATGCATTGAAAGATTCATATGATGCTGCTGTTATAGCAACTATGTTTGCTGGTTTGTCTGCTTCTTCACCCAACCATGTGTTAGGTGCTGATAGTGCGACTGACTTAGCTGCTGGAGTATTTGACGGTTCTGGTGCTGCTGACTTAGGTCAGTCTGAAACAGACCCACTAGACCTTATGGCTAGAATGGCAAGACTATTAGACGAACAGAACGTACCTGAAGAAGGTCGTTGGTTTGTTGCAAGTCCTGACTTCTACGAAGTTCTAGGACAATCATCTTCTAAATTGCTATCTGTAGACTTCAACGCAGGTCAAGGTTCAATTAGAAATGGTTTAGTATCAAGTGGAAAACTACGTGGATTTGACATGTACAAATCAAACAATATTGCTGCAACAACTAATGCTGCTGGTAAATGTTTGGCTGGACACATCTCATCTACAGCTACTGCTCAAACTATCATCTCAACTGAGGTTCTTAGAGACCCTAGTTCTTTCGGTGATATCGTTAGAGGATTGCATGTCTATGGTGCGAAAGTACTAAGAGACGAAGCAATTGTAGGTGCTTTCTACGGTATTGACTAATACCAAACTTGGGGGAGTTTTCGGACTCCTCCTCTTTTTAGGATAAAATTATGAAAAAAATGAAATACGGATACAAACACGGTGGACCAGCAGGACACGATGGTAACAAACATGCTAGACGTGAATATAACTATGGTGGTAAAGTTACTAAAGGTACACAGCCAGAATATAAGTCTGGAGAAATGCCTAAGTGTATGCCTAAGTAATGAAAGTTAAAGCACCCAAAGGACACCATTGGATGAAACAACCCAAAGGTGGTTATAAACTAATGAAACATACTGGTAAGTTTGTCAAGCATAAAGGTGCTAGTTTAGAAGCAAACTTCTCAATTCAAAAGGTTCATAAAAAATAATGGCAACAACATACCTAGATTTAACTAACGAAGTACTAAGAGAACTCAACGAGATACCTCTAACTTCTGCAAACTTTGCAAACGCTGTAGGACTTCAACAGTTTGTTAAGGATGCCATCAACAAGTCTATATTCGATATAGCAAATGAAGAACCACAGTTACCATTTCTCACAGCAGGTGAAAGTGGTGCAACTGACCCCTTCTATGGAAACGTGACGGTAGCTACAACAGCAGGTACTAGATGGTACGAACTCAAAGCTAGTAGCTCAAGCATCGCAGATGATTACGGTTCGATAGACTGGGATGATTTTTATTTAACCACGATTAACGTCAGTGGTGAATCAGCTCCTTTTGTCTCAAGAGGATTAAAGTTTTTAAACTTAGCTGATTGGAAAAGATATTACAGAGACAGCGAAAACGAAGATGATGCTAATACACAAGCTTATGGAGAACCAAAGTTTGTTATTAAATCACCAGATGCAAGAAAGTTTGGCTTAAGTCCAATACCTGATAAAGAGTACAACGTACACTTTTATGCATTTGAAAAGCCTACAAAACTTGTAGCACATGGAGACACAGTAGTCTTCCCAGAACAATACACAAATGTTATAACTGCAAAAACAAGATATTATATTTGGCAGTTTAAAGAATCTCCACAACAAGCAGCTTTTGCTATGGATGATTATAAAAAAGCGATGAGGACTATGAAGTCTAACTTGGTAAACCCAACTCCTCGTACAATGACAGACGATAGAAGATACTTTTAATTTATGGCAGCATCACAACCCTATACAGTTGCATGTTCTGGTGGTTTAGTCACAGCTTCAAATCAAATTGACTTACTTAAAACACCGGGCGTAGCTACAGACCTTAAAAACTTTGAAGTCTCTATTGAGGGTGGGTATAGGCGTATAAATGGTTACACTAAATTTGGTGAATCAAATAGTGTACAACCGACTGGAAGTGCCGATAATATTTTAGGTGTTACACCTTATGCTGATGGCGTTATAGTCTGTGCAAGTACTGACATTTATTTTAGCCAAGATGGAATTACGTGGGTAGAAATTAATAAACTATCTGCAGGTGGCGGTGATAATTACGCAACCTTTACAGGTAAAAGCGTTACAGCCAGAACTGGACAAGGGCAAATAAGTTTTGCGATGTTTGAAGGTGCTGGACACGACTACGGTGAAATAATTATAGCCGATGGAGCTAACAAACCTTTTAGTTTTAGAATGGAAGGCACAGGAGCTTTAAGCACTAGAACATTTTTTACACAAGAAATAACTGTTGCAGGTACAAAAGGTGTAACACATATTACAGGTCACGACCATCATTTAATAGCTGCTGGTGTTGAAGACAACGAGAACACTGTTTACTATAGTGTTAACAACGACCCCGATAACTTTACAGGGTCTGGAGCAGGTTCAGTAACCATTTCAGATAGGGTTGTAGGCATTAGAGGTTTCCGTGAAGATTTATTTGTATTTTGTGAAAACAGTATACACAAACTTATAAACATTAATGATGCCAACACAGTAGCCATAGTACCTGTTGCAGAAAACGTAGGTTGTTTAAGTGGCTACAGTATTCAAGAGATTGGTGGTGACCTTATCTTCTTAGCACCAGACGGGTTAAGAACAGTTGCTGGTACAGCGAGAATTGGAGACGTTGAGTTAGGTACAGTTAGTAAAGCTATCCAACCTATCATTACAACTATTGCACAAAACGTAGATAAATATTTAATTTCAAGCGTAGTGCTTAGAGAAAAGTCTCAATATAGATTATTTTATACAGACACCAGTGCAGCTAATGCAGTACAAAGAGGTGTTATAGGAACACTTAGACCAAACGGGTTTGAATGGTCAGAAACAAGAGGAATAGAAGTAACCGGTATAGGTTCAGGATTTAATGAAAATGGTGTTGAAGAATATTATCACGGGGATACTGATGGTTACATTTTTGTACACGACTCAGGTAATACTTTTGATGGGACTAACATACTTGCTAGATACGCCACACCAGATTACGATTACGGAGACTTAGGAACTTTAAAAACGTTACATTACGTTAGAGTTTCTGTTTCAGCAGAAGGTATTGTGAGTCCAGAATTACAAGTTAGATATGACTTTAGTAATCCTGATACACCACAACCACCTTCTAATTTTTTATTTGGTACGGTTAATCCTCCTTCAGTGTTTGCTGAAGCTGTATTAGGCACTAATGTCTTTGGCGGTTCAGCAGCCCCAATGATAAGAATACCAGTACAAGGAAGTGGTACCAGTAATAACTTTACTGTGATTACAGATGACAACAAAGCACCATATAAAATAAATGGTTTATATATAGATTTTATACCGTCAGGTAGGAGATAACAAAAATGGCAATAACATATAATTGGAACGTATCTACAGTTGATACTTACCCCACACTAGATGACAATGTAGATGTAATCTATAATGTTCATTGGAGACTTAATGCAGAAGATGATGCAAATCAAGATGCAGATGAGAACAACTTAACTGCTTCAGTC